GCACATATTGAAATGAATGCAAATGGAAATATTGATATTTTTAGTACTGATAGCTTTAGCATTGCTACTACTGAAGATATTAATATGCATGCAGAAGGCAATATTAATATGCAAGCCGACCAAGGTATTAATATAGCAGCCGGCACAGATATAAAAGTAAAAGCTGAAGGCGATACTAATATAAATGCAACCAATCATAAAGAAACAGCTTCGAAGATTTATATGAACTCATCAACATCAGCTGAACCTCCAGTAACTGGTGGTTTACCAGAAAATAAAGGTGTATCTCAAAGTGTTGCTGGTCGAGTACCTGAAAAGCATCCGTATCTTGGAGTGCCTGGTGTACAAGAAGAATTTACAACTGGAGAGGGGAAACCAAGCTAATGCCTAAGTATGTTGTAGTACCTACACAAATAACTGATGCAATGGTAATTGATTTTACTAGGTATCCACAAGATCCAAATTTCTCAGAATCATTAATCCCATTAAATGAATTAGAAACTAGTAATGAATTATTAAATTTTGCATTGCGACAAACACCGTATATTCCATTTAAACATACAAGCAATGGAAAACATAATATTGGATATGGTACCGAGAATGGTATTAATTCTGCGTATAATATGTTAGAATCAGAAGCGTATAGTCATTGGATTGATAAGTTTAAGACTAGTGAACGAGAATTTAAAAAATTCTTCCCGTTAACTGCATTATCACAAAACAAATATGATGCATTAGTAAGTTTATACCACTTTAGTGGCAGATGGGATAAAGTTGGATCAAGTGTAGCTAGTTTTAATATTAAAAGCTATATTGAAAATGAGGATTGGGATCGTGTAGCAACTGCAATGATTCATAATACTAATGGACGCAGTAGATCTCAAGCAGAAGCTAAAATTATGATGATGGGGAATTATGGTAGACATACCCCGCGAGAAATGTTAAAATTAAAAGGATTGCGTCATATTAAAGCAGAATATTTACGGTTAACAGACAATTTAGCCAAGCAACAATGTGAATTTGTTTATTTTGTTGAGACATCGAGATTTTTACCTGGATTAACACAGCCAAGAAAACGCCAATTGGTAGATTATGTAAATAGTAATAATATAGTTAAAAATAATATAATAGTATAAGGAATTTTAAGTCAAGGGAAATAAGTTATGGCAGACAGAGTATTAATATTAAATGCTGACGGTTACCCATTAAGTTTAATACCATTAAGTACAGTGAATTGGCAACTCGCTGTTAAGCTGTTTTTCCAAGATAAATCACGCATATTACATAGTTATGAAAATGATATTTTACATAGTGCTAAATTTAGTATGCCAAAGCCAAGCGTAATGATTTTAAGCAAATATCATAAACTTCCATCTGGAGTAAAATTTTCACGCCGAAATGTTTTTATTCGCGATGGGCTTATATGTCAATATTGTAATACACGATTTAAATTTGAAGATTTGACAATTGACCATGTCATACCGCGAGTAATGGGTGGCGGCACTACTTGGGAGAATTGTGTAGCTTCTTGTAAATCTTGTAATTCATATAAAGGTAAAAAACTAATAAAACCAATCAATAAACCAGTCGAACCAAAATATCACGATATAAATTGTCAAGCTAAAACGTTTGATCTTTATATTCCAGACGAGAATTGGCAACTTTATCTTAAATGGCCAGAAGAACGTCTAGTAATAACACCAAACTAATTAAGTACATGGTTAATGAGCAATTCATTAACTATGTATTTAATTTTTGTCATAAATACAACTATGGCAGATATAATAATTGGATCATCAAATACCTTACGATCATGTAATAGCGTAACTCTAACCGGATTAGAACTCGCTAAGAAGGATCTCGAAAACCATTTCAGCATTAAAAAAGGCGAGAAATGGAGCAACCCAGAGTTTGGGACAAATATTCCTTATTACTTATTTCAACCAATTGATGAGTTTGTAGCTCAATCAATTAGAGATGAAGTCATTGAGGTAATTGATTATGATCCACGATTTGAATTAATAGATGATAATATTGAAGTTACTGAAGATACATATTCGGTCAATGTTTCAGTGAATGTAAAATACATTCCGTTAAATCAAGTCGAAACAATTTACATAGAGTTCCAGAGGGAACAAACAGAAACGGATAACTTATAATATGGCGCAGCAAAATAGGCAGGTGAGGATGTTTGCAGCTGAAGATTATATGGCTGTTTATGATTCGTATATTAATGCTAACTTTAAAGCATTTGATTTTGATACGATTCGCGAAAGCATGGTCACATATATTCAAGCTCAATACCCAGAGAATTTCAATGATTGGATTGAAAGTAGTGACTTTGTAGCATTACTTGATGTAATTGCACAGTTTGGACATAACTTTGCATTTAGAAATGACTTAAACAGTCGTAATAACTTTTTAAGTACAGCACAACGACAAGATAGTGTATTTAAACTAGCTGAATTTTTGGGATATATTCCTCGCCGTAATATTCCAGCAGCTGGTCAACTTAAAATTATTAGTGTTAAAACTAATGAAGGTGTATTAGGCAGCGATGGTAATACATTAGCAGGTAAAACATTACGCTATGAAAGCATAAGTTCAAATGATACAATTGATGACTTTATTACTGTAATGAACGCAGTGTTTAATATTAATAACCAATTTGGTAATCCGAGAAAAACTGCATCTATTTCTGGTGTTGAACATCATTTTTACAATTTAAACAATTTAAACAATCAAATTGTTTTTGAATTTACTGGTGTAGCACAAGGAACAAGTAAACCATTTAACATTATAGGTTTGGATTATAATACTGAACGCGGTGTATTATTTGAAAATACACCTGATCCAGCTAATGCTTTTAGTTTAGTTTATAAAAATGATGGCCGTGGATTGGGTAGTTCCAATACAGGCTTCTTTGCAGGATTTAAACAAGGCTCACTTAGCTTTAAAGACTTTAATATCAATAGCCCAATTAGTAGCTTAACACTAGACGTCAATGTTAACGATATTAACAATGGTGATGTATGGGTTGAAACTATTGACGATCAAGGCAATGTTATTACAAAATGGACTAGTGTTGAAAGTGTATACGGATTCAATGAAATCTATAATGATACTATTCATACTGAACGAAATATTTTTGCTGTTAAAACTAGAGCAGATAACCAAGTTAGTGTAATGTTTCCAGATGAAAGTTTTGGTAACTTGCCACAAGGTATTATTCGTGTTTGGTATCGTACAGGATTCAATCAAACATATGCATTGCGCCCAGATGACATTGGTAATAAATCAATAAACATCAAATACCAAGGTATTGATGGTAACACATATACTGTTACTGTTGGCTTACTATTGCAATCAAATGTAACTAATGCTAGTAGCAGTGAAAGTTTAGACAGTATTAAACAGAATGCGCCACGTGCATACAGTGCGCAAAATCGCATGATTACAGCACAAGACTATAATAATTATTTAATTACACAAAGTGAACAAATTGCTAAAGTAAAAAGTGTAAACCGCACACACAGCGGACACAGTCGTTACATTAATCCAACAGATCCGACTGGTAAATATACCAATTTGCGTCTTTTTGCAACAGATGGTACAATCACTGTCAGTGAAACAATAATTGAAGACAATACTAATAATTTGACAGCCCGAGATATGTTTGATCGTTTTATTAGTCCATTATTGAATAATCAAGAATTGGTAAATTTATATTATCATAAATGGAAAACAACATTTGAAACTGATAAAGCTAGTGATGCAACTATATATAAATGGCAACCAATTGACAATACCAGTGGATATTTTGTGAACGATGCCCCAGTAATTGTAAGTAATGCTACTGGCTTTATGAAAAATATACAAGTTGGCTCGTTAGTTAAACTAACTGAAGATGTTACTGGTACAGTAACATGGGCAAAAGTATCAAATATTAGCAACGATGGTCTTGGTGTAGATAATGCCAATGGTACCTCAAGCGGTTTAAATCATCGTGGCGCAGGCGCAATTACTTTTGATACTGAAATTAAAACAGTACATACATTGTCAATGGCTTATATGCCATTCCCAAGAAAATTTACAACTGCTGAGCGAGATGATATTATTGCTAAATTTGAAGCTAAAACTGACTTTATAATTTATTATGATCATGTTCTACAAGCGTTTGCTACATTACCAGTAACATCTCAAATTAAAACTGATGCTTTTCCATTATCGTTTACAAATGAAGGAATCGACAGTTGGTTAATTTATTGTACTTCAAACGACCCTGCATTTGATATATCTACACGTGTTGTTAAATACGGAATTACAAGTGATCAAATTGAATTTACAAATATTACAAATGAATATAACTTAGATTATCACACTAAGAAGAAAAAGCGTGATAATGTTTCAGTAGTGATTAATAATGTTGAGTACAGTAATTTTTACATTTATGGTTACAATTATGACAACAATGGCATTTTTTATAGTAACAGTGTAAATTTAGTTCTTGAAGATGGTGACAATGATGGCAGACC